ATTATGGAGTAAATTATGAGAGTTGCCGGTGTTGATTACAGTTTAAGTAGTCCAGCAATTTGTGTACATGAAGGTGATGAGTGGAGTTACGATAACTGTACCTTTTATTATTATGTAAAGCAAAAGAAATTACTAATTGGAGAGAAGGGACAGTATCAAGCAACAATGTATCCTGATAACTGGTTTAACGATCAAGACAGATATGATATCATCGGATCTTGGTCTCAGGCAAAATGTTTTGAATGTGACTTCGTTGGAATTGAAGGCTACGCGTTTGGAGCGGTCGGTAGAGTATTTCAAATAGCAGAGAACTGTGGATTGCTTAAACACAAACTATGGGAGAAAGGAATTGCTTACGATGTCTACGCACCAACTATGATTAAAAAGTTTGGGTGTGGTAAAGGCAATGCAAATAAAGAAGCAATGATAGATGCATTTGAATTAGAGACAGGCGTTAACGTTCGTGAAAAGTGTGGTATAATAAACAAATCGTGGAATCCTATTACTGATATTGTAGATGCTTACTATATCTGTAAATATGGTTTTACTCAAATAATAGAGAAGAAAGATGATAGTAATATTTAACGGACCTCCAGCTTCAGGAAAAGATGAAGCAGCAACTGTATTTAAAGAAAGGTTTGGCTTTGGCAATCTTAGCTTTAAGTATCAATTATTCAAAGAAACTATTAATCATTTTGAAGTTGATGAAAGATGGTTCATGGATGGATATAACAATAGAGCACGAAAGGAAAAGAGAGAGTTTGCTCTAAACGATATGTCAAGACGTGAAGCAATGATTCATGTATCTGAGAATATTATTAAACCAAAGAAAGGTTTGGATTACTTCGGTCGTTCAGTCGCCGATGAAATATTCGAAGATAATCACTATGCGTTAGCAGATGGTGGATTTGTTGAAGAACTTGAGCCTATTGTTAAAAAGGTTGGCAGAGAAAATGTTATCATAGTTCAATTAACTAGAGAAGGTTGTGACTATTCGACTGATTCAAGAAAGTACTTTAATGGTAATCTAATTAAAGAATATACTGTTAATATGTCAACCGACATTGATAAGGCATATGTCTTAAAAGAAGAAATGGATGTTTCTACATATAGAATTCATAACAATGGTTCAGTCACTGCGTTTCATAGTGCTCTTGAAAATATATATAATGATTTGAAGGAATCCCATGGACTCGAAGCTACAGAACCTTCCGACGCCTAATATAATAAACCTTACCGAATGTAGGGATAGAAAATATTGGACAGAAGAACAATGGATGCAACGTGGAGTAAAATCCATTCGCGTTCATTCTTATGATCGTTATGAAGAAGGAGTTTCTATTCCGTTCATCGGCGAACAGGATATCATTGACCAAACAACTAAAGGTGTTACCTCTTCTCATCTATTAACTATTAAATGGTGGCTTGAAAATACCGATGAAGAATATGGATTGTTCTTTGAAGATGATGTTGATTATAGTACAATAGATCATTGGAATTTTACACTCGAAGAATATATTGCGAGGTGCAGCCTATGGGATTGGGGTTGTCTGCATTTGTGTAATGTGTTTGAGTATCCTTATGACTATCGTAATGAATACATTCCTATGGTTCCAAGAAAAAGAATGCCTTGGGATCATGGATTACAAGCATACGCTTTAACTAGAGAATATGCTACTAAGATCGTTGATTATTATTTTGGTCATGATTCTAGTAAGATTCATTATCGTATGCCATTAGGATCTCCAATAACAACAGAAAACAATGTTATGCACGGATTTGGTTTAGTAATTACTTTTCCATTATTCAACCATAATGTTACAGACTTTAGATCAAAGAATATATATTATTACAACGAACAGGCAAGCAGTGCTTTTTATTCATACGAGTTCCTAAAGGATTGGTGGACAAATAAAGGCTCTCTGTTATCGCTTGAGGAAATCTTTGATGATGAACGTGAAACTAATAAAATTTATGAGGAATTAAAATGAGTGTAGTATATAAAGGTGAGATCGTAGAATCAGAATTATCAGTTAACTCGAAAGGCGGAACTGAAATGATGAGACAACGACTAATAGACAATGTTGATAAAAGTGTATTAGAAAAAGTGGCAGTACATCTATCTCGACCCAGAGAAGTATATGATGACGTACCAAATGTATTATGGTGCCATGATCTAGCAGAAGATCCAGAAAACAAAATCTTAAGAGATGGCGGTTGGAATGTATTTCAACACTTTGTCTTTGTGTCATCATGGCAGAGAGATCAGTATATCGTAAGATTCGGTATTCCATATTCTAAGTGTTCTGTTATTAGCAATGCTATTGAAACAAAGTATGCTCCATTTAAAAAGGATATGGAAACTATTCGCTTTGTGTATCATACAACTCCACATCGTGGTCTTGAGTTACTTATTCCTGTATTCGAAGCACTATGTAAAGAATTCGATAATATCCATCTTGATGTTTATTCAGGGTTCGGTATCTATGGTTGGGAATCTCGTGATGAAGCGTATAAAGGATTGTACGAAAGAATTGGTCAGCATGATAAGATGACCTATCACGGTGTACAACCAAACGAAGTAGTAATGGAAGCGCTAAAGCAATCGCATATTTTCTTATATCCTAATATTTGGAAAGAGACCTCATGTATTGCTTTAATTGAAGCTATTAAATCTCAGATGATTTGTATCCATCCTAACTACGGTGCATTGCCTGAGACTGCATCTAATGCTACTATCATGTACGATTGGAGTGAAGATGCAAATACTCATGCTAACTATTGTTTCGCAGTTACTAAACAGATACTTAATCAAATGAAAACCGACGAAAACTATTTCCATGGGTTTACTTATTCAGATAGGTTTAACTTGGCACGTAATACTGTTCCTAGTTTCACTACTATGTTTAATACTCTATTGAGAAACGTCGGAGATATCTATCAAAAATAAAAACAACGTAATACAGTTTCCAAGGACTGATTATGAAACGCCCAATTCTCACGAAGAGGTTGGGCAGAAGATCAGACAGTACAAGGAATCGTACTCGTCTGAGCTATCAGAGATCATATGGGAAAACGTATTGGGTGAAATGGCAAGAGCTGGTTGCGACTTAGAGGAAGACGCTGAGTTATACTTTCCGAGTATGATTCTAATCTTTGAAGCAATACGTTCTTTACATCTCATGACTATGGGAGTTGATCACGAACTCCAAGACTATGCTCAAGAAAACGTATATGTAGCAGATGGATCTGACGAAACTGCCTTAACTGGTGGTTTTATGAAAAAAGTTGATGAAACCATTGACATTGACCCAGATCTTTGATATAATAGTCTAACAAATTAAATAAAAGGTTACATTATGATATTAGTTGATTATAACCAAGTTATGCTAGCGAGTCTATTCGCAAGTATTGGCAATCACACAAACGTTGAGTTAGATGAAAATCTACTACGTCACATGTTCTTAAACTCTATTCGATTCAATCGCAAAAAGTTTACTGCTGAATATGGTGAGATCGTATTATGTTGCGATAACAAAAATGTTTGGAGACGTGATTACTATCCTTACTATAAAGCCAATCGTAAAAAGAGTCGAGATGATTCTGATTTAGATTGGAATGCATTGTTTGAAATCATTCATCGCATTCGTGCTGAGATTGAAGAGTTCTTCCCATACAAGGTTGTATCGGTAGATCGTTGTGAAGCTGATGATATCATCGCAACATTATGTATGGAACATGGTACTGAATTAAATACCGGTTCTGAAAAGATTCTTGTTCTCTCAGGAGATAAGGATTTCATTCAACTACATAAGTACGCTAACGTAGATCAATATAATCCAGTACTAAAGAAATGGGTTACTCATGCAAATCCTCAATGGTATTTGGTTGAACATGTTCTTAAAGGTGATACTGGTGATGGTGTTCCAAATATCCTTTCTCCTGATAATTGTTTAGCTGTTGGTGAAAGACAAAAGCCAATGACTAAGAAAAGGATTGAGCAGTTTACTCAGAACCCAGAGTCAATGGATGAAGAAACGCGATTAAGGTTTAAGCGTAATAAACAAATGATTGACCTTACACAAATACCTCAAGAGTTCATAGATCAGATTCTTGAAAACTATAACAATAACCCAGATGTTGGCCGAGGACATCTATTTAACTATTTTGTTAAAAACAAGCTCAAGGGTTTAATCGGCGACTTACAGGACTTTTAAAATGATAAGAGAATCAATTGCAGACACTATCTTAGGTGCAGGCAAACTAAAAACATCAGAAGAAAAGGTTGCGAATCTTCAATCTAACGTTTCAGTTGCATTAAGAACTATTCTTCGTCTAATATATGACAAAGAAATTAATTTCCTTATTCCTGATAGCCCTCCACCTTATAAAGTGAATGGTGCCATTGAGAATACTGAGACTATGTTATATCGTGAATCAAGACGGATGAAAATCTTTATTGAAGGTGGCGGTTACGACAATCTACAGCAATCCAAACGTGAAAATTTATTCATTGGATTGCTTGAAGATCTTCACCCATCAGACGCAAAGCTTTTAGTCGAAAACGTAGTACCTCATAAAGCAGTTAAAGGCGTAACAAGAAAGGTTGTTGAAGAAGCCTTTCCTGATTTGTTTACTACACCAATGGATATGCGATAAGGATACTATGATGGCCAAGCGGTTTAAACAGATCCGTGATAGTGGTAACGAATGGGAATCAGCCAAGCTGGAGGACCGAAGACGCGAGAAAGATAAGAAGCGTACTCGGTCCGAGACCCGTAAGCACAAGCTTAGTGAAAAACATAAATTAATCTCATAAAGTTGTTGACATTCATAACAAACTGTGTTATAATGGTACTATAAATTGATAATGAATTGGAATAAAGAATGGATCACAGAAAAGACAAATTAATCCTTGTAGATTGCGATGGTGTATTACTTGATTGGAAATACGCCTTCTATAAATGGATGGAAGAAAGTAATGGACTGGAAGCAATGGAAGAAGGCGTCTATGACGTTGCTACTACCTTTCATATTACAAAACTTGAGGCAAAAACCTTAGTTAGACAGTTTAACGAATCAGCTAGGATTGGATTCCTCCCTGGGTTACGCGATGCTATCAAGTACGTTAAAATGTTACATGCAGAAGGATACGTATTTCATTGCATTACTTCTTTATCAACAGACCCATACGCAAAGATAATGAGATTAGCGAATCTTGAAAGATTGTTCGGCGAAGGCGTGTTTGAAGAATTGGTATGTCTTGACTGCGGAGACGATAAAGACGAAGGATTACTACCTTATAAAGATAGTGGATGTATCTGGGTAGAAGATAAACCATCTAATGCCGAGTGTGGCGCAAACTTAGGACTCAGAGCTGTTCTAATTGAACATGACTTTAATATAGATTATATTAATAATGATATAGCAAAAGTTAAAAATTGGAAAGAAATCTACGAGTCCATCGTATAAATAACTATATGACTGTTAGGATAATATATTAAATGCCAAATTACTCATTTAAAAACAAAGACGGCACAGGCGAGGTCTTCGATAAATTTCTGAAGATGGCTGACCGCGAAGTCTTCCTCCAAGACAACCCACATATCAAACAAGTCATAACTAGTGGCACGCCTATGGTTGATAGTATACGTATGGGAAGGCAAAAGCCTGACCAAGGATTCCGCGATATACTTTCATCCATGAAACAAAACAAATCATACACCGGAAACAAAATCAACGATTGGAAATAAGACTCCATTTTAACCTTATCTTCCAACGTGAACTTAGGAGGTTATATGTCAAGACAGCGTCGTTTATCACCAAAGAAAGAAAATAGGAAAGGTCGTAAAGAAGAAGGTTCAAGAATGGATACTAAATTCACTATGAATCAAATTCGACCACTTACTGACACTCAAGGTGAAATGTTCGACAGCTATAATGCTGGGTATAATATCGCTGCCATTGGTACGGCAGGAACAGGTAAAACAATGTGTGGACTCTATCTAGGCTTATGTGATGTATTAGCCAACGATGACTACCATCAAGTTATCATTGTTCGTTCTGCGGTTCAAACAAGAGAACAAGGTTTTATGCCTGGGACTCAAGCGCAAAAGGAAGCAGTATATTCGGTTCCCTATGCAGACGTAGTAAATGATTTATTTGGCAGAGGAGATGCGTGGTCAATACTAAACCAAAAGTCTTCAGTCAAATTTATGACATCATCGTTCGTTAGAGGTTTAACGTTTGATAATTCTATTATTATTGTAGATGAATGTCAAAGTATGACTTATCATGAACTCGATAGTATCATTACACGAGTTGGTGATTCGTCTAAGATTATCTTCTGTGGCGATACAGCTCAGGATGATCTTGCTGGAACTAGACATAAACACGATACATCAGGACTAACGGACTTCTTGAAAGTTCTAAATAAAATGGATGAATCGTTTAAAATAATTCAATTTGGTATCGAGGATATAGTTAGGAGTGGCCTCGTTAAGGAATACATCATCGCCAAAGAAGGCGGAATAAGTCCTAAGCTAAGATTAGCAAGTTAGGATAAACTAAAAACAGGGAATGCCGGTTTCGGCCGGCTGAACCTTTAAGGTATATATTATGGATTTTAAATTTGAGCATAACTCTGAGGCACCAGTCCTCGAGAAACTAACACGAGCATCTGTAGACGGTAAACGTATTTACCAAACGCCTTCTGGTGCAGGTTACCCTTCAGTAACAACAGTCCTAGGTATTCTTGGAAAAGAAGACATACAGAAATGGCGCGATCGCGTTGGACATGCAGAAGCTAATAAAATATCTACTCAAGCGTCTCGACGTGGTACCGCAGTTCATAAACTTTGTGAAGACTACGTAGATAACGATCCTAATTATTCTAAGAAGCACATGCCTTCTAATATTCAGATGTTCAATACAATGAAACCTATATTAGATGCTTCAATAAATAATGTATGGTACCAAGAATGTTTCTTATATTCAAACGAACTTGAGACCGCAGGCCAAGTAGATTGTATTGGCGAATGGAATGGTGAACTTGCTGTTATTGATTACAAAACATCGAGGAGACCAAAGAAAGAAGAATGGATTCTAAATTACTACATGCAAGTCGCGTTCTACGCAAAAGCATTTGAGGATATGACAGGTATACCAATTAAGAAAGGTGTTATCTTTATCGGAGTTGATGACAACGAACCTCAGGTATTTGAGTTTAACACTGAAGATTACTTAGAACACTTTAGAGCAGTTCGTGAAACATATAAGGGCATGTATGAAAAAGACAAGGTACGTGATATCTGATCCAAACATGGGAATATTCCTCGGTACATATAATGGTTACGATTTAGGTAGAGAAGACGATAGTAGAATATATGCTTGTTTCGCGGCGAACAACCCATTCGCTTTAACAACATGTCCTAGCTTCAAAACTGAACGTGCAGCTAACCATTTTATAAAGGATATGTTTCCAACAAGAAAACAAAAAGAATTGATAACAAAGGCGATTGAGTGCGATTCAGAATTTCCAACTGTGGTCGATTTAATTAAGAATGGTTTAAGTGAAGATACGTTTGATATGATAGATGGATTAGTCGGTATAGAAGTAAGTGATACGATTCATTAAGTTACTATTGACATTAACTCAAAAATAGATTATAATAGCCATTATGAAAACAGATAAACAATTAATACAAGACGCGTTGATGTTAGCTATAAAAGCTCACGACGGTCAAAGACGAAAGTATACTGGAGAGCCTTACTCTACGCATCCTATTGCCGTATCTAAAATAGTAGAGACAATTGATCACACTCCTGAAATGGTGATAGCTGCGCTGTTACACGACGTGGTAGAAGATACCGATGTTACCTTTCGAGAGTTAAGAGATGAGTTTGGATCTAAGGTTGCTGAACTAGTTCACTACTGTACGAACGTATCGGATAAAGTAGATGGAAATCGTGCGTTTCGTAAAAAGATGGATGCAGATCATTTTGCGTTAGGTCCTGCTGAGTCGCAGACGATAAAGATAGCTGATTTGATTCACAACAGTTTGTCTATTATACCTCATGATCAGAAGTTCTTCCATAAGGCTTACAAACATGAGAAACAGTATCTCCTAGATATTTTAACCTTAGCCGATCCTATTCTAAAGGGTCAAGCACAGTCTATCCTAGACGACGCATGGAATCAGTCTTAATCGACTGGTTTCGTGCCATATTCTTTTTAGTTATAACCATATTCTTTTTTGTTCTAAAATAATCACACTTTTTTCTTATTTGCTATTTACATTCATAACGAACCATTGTATAATAGCTATATCAAATGGAAAAAAGGAATAATCATGAAAAATACTTATATCGTTAAACAAGTCGCAATCCCTGCTGAACTACGTGATCTACCAAACCAAAAAGGTTGGGGTGGAGCAATTGCTGAGTCTAATCATTGGAGAGTCAAGATGGACTACACGCACTTCGGTTCAAAGAAAGGATTCAATAAAGATGATTTAGAATTCTTTACTGATACCTATGAAGTTGAAGCTGATAGCCTTGACGATGTATTTAGATTGACTAATCTATGGAATGATGATTCTGCAGTCAAACGATTCAGAACAGGTCATTCTACTTCTATCGGAGATATTATTGTTAATAAGTCTAATAACAGAATGGTCATGGTTGATTCATTCGGATTTGGAGAGATACTATAATGATTACTTGGGATCAATACACGAAAGGTTACTGCATTCCTGCTGATTGGGAAAATACATCTTGGGGTAACGATGAGTTACCATCTTTTGAGACTAACGGATATCGTATCTGGGTCAATTCTCCAGATCTTGCCGAAAGAAAAGAATCTCAGGAACATTTGGGTATGACTGGTGATGATTTCAAAGATTGGATCTTTGCTGTCACATACTGCTCGGAAATAGGAGCTGGTGAAGATCTTCTTTTATCAACGAATATTAAAGAGGTAATTGACTTCGTCAGTAAACCGCATCCTATTGCCTTTATGGAGAAATATGCTGACGTTATGATGCCTATTCTCCGTAGAATGTCAGTTGTCTAAAATAAATGAAATTAATCTCATAAAACTATTGACATTCTTTATGATACCGTATATAATGGTACTATAAATTGGAAAAAGGAAATAATTATGACTAAATTTAACAAAGAAGATTTTACTTGGGATGGAATGTATTTAATGTATCGTGGAGATTTTAACGGATCTCGTAAGATGCTTGATGTTTGTCCTGATGCCCATCCTTCATGGAAAGGTATGAATAAGCCTGCCTTCGTTGCTAGGTTCAAGTACGGTTACAAGCCTTGGAAAGCTTGGGTTAATTTCTTAGTCAAAAATGCTACTGTTGAAAAATATATGGAACTTGC